TGGTGAAGAAGGCTGTCCACAAGCATGAGAAAGCGATGCATCCCGGTAAGAAGATGACCAAGCTCAACAAGGGCGGCGTTCCTTCATACGGACGTAAGCCAATGTACGGCGGCGGTAAGTGCTAAAATAACTTCCGTGTAGTCAGAGGGGTCTGCTCAGTGCAGTAGACCATGGCGCAAGAGGGACCCTGATGGCGACTTCCGGTACAGTTTCGACAACTCAGTTCACGACTAGGCAGGTCATTGACCATGCCTACAGGCGTTGTCGTTTGGGTGCGCAACAGATCACCTCTGAGATGATCGACATTGCGAACGACCAGCTTTACCTGATTCTGGCTAACCTTGCGAATCGGGGCGTTCAGCTCTGGTGTATTGAGCGACTGATCATGCCTCTTTACGAGGGGCAAGGCGCTGTGACTTTGCCTATTGGCACGGTTGACGTTCTCAACACCAACTTGCGTACTTTGCAAGAAGCGACGGGCACAACGGCTACGACATCAACGACGTATCAGAATTACAGCGTGAACGGACTAACTGTCACCACGGTTGGAATTAAATGGTCTGCCACATCTCGTCCGTTTGTTATTGAGCAGTCTAATGACGGCATTCTTTGGACGGCGGTAGAAACTCAAGAGTCCACTAGCGCTCCTACTCAGGTAGCGGGTGAATGGCTTTGGATTGATACCGAAGTTCCGGTTACCGCAGATTATTTCCGCGTTCGCGTGACGAGCGGAACCCTATCGGCCTCGGAGATTTACTTTGGGAACACGCCCAACGAGATCCCTATTGCACGATTGAATCGTGATGACTATACGGCTTTGCCCAACAAGTCTTTCCTTGGCCGTCCTTTGCAATTTTGGTTTGATCGTCAACTAAATCAACCCATCATGCGGCTCTGGCCTGCGCCAAATGCTCAGGCGGAAACCCAACAAATTGTGCTGTGGCGTCATCGCTACATTCAGGATGTTGGCACCATGACTCAGGAGCTGGATGTTCCGCAGCGTTGGTTCGATGCGATTGTCGCTATGCTGGCTTCTAAGCTTGCGGAGGAGACTCCGGAAGTGGATGCCAACTTGATGCCGATCTTGGAAGCCAAGGCTGAGAAGGCGCTGGCTCAGGCGGAGAACGAGGAACGAGATAACTCGCCAATTTATTGGACTCCGAACCTTAGCATGTATACGAGGTAATCATGGGTTTGTACCTAGATACTCGTGGATTAACTTACGCAGCGATTGGCATTTGTGATCGTTGTTCTCGCAAGTTTCCTTTGGCAGAGCTGATGCCTGATCGAAACTCTCCGGGTCTTCGGGTCTGCAAAGTAGATTGGGATGAGCTTGATCCGTATCGCTTGCCTGCGCGTCAAACAGAACGAATTACGCTTCCGTTTGTAAGACCAGACGTTCCGCTCACTTCGCAGCCGTATGGCGTGATTAGTGAGGACGGCAATACGTTCTTGGTTAATGAATCGGATGATAATTATCTTGAGCCGGAGCAACCGCTGTAATGGCTAACGTCCCAAGTAATTTGATCCCATCGCGGATCAGCCAGTTACCGGAAGCGCCAAACGCAGATCCGGCTGGATACTTTCCGATTACGATTTCTGGCACGACCTATAAGGTTCAGTTCAGCCAGATGATGTCGAACATCGAAGTTCCGGCTTCTCGTGTGATTAATGCGGGGACGGGGCTGACGGGTGGCGGTTCGCTCTCGGCGGACATTACGATTGCCGTAGCCAACGGTGGTATCGGTGATCAGCAGCTTGATGTAACGGGTGTTAGCGCCGGGACGTATGGTAGCGGGGCGAATGTCCCTGTTATCACGGTCAACACGAAAGGTCGTGTTACTTCTGTTAGCACGACTCCGCTGGTCATTAGCGGCTACGTTCCGGATTCGCGTCAGATTGTTGCGGGTACGGGTTTGTCTGGAGGGGGAAACCTCGAACAGAATCGCACTCTGGCCATCGACTTCTCAAGCGCCAACCCTCAGCCCCTAGGCTCAGTCACAGCGGGTACGGGTGTTAATGCAGCGCGTGATGATCACGTTCACCCGGCGGTGGATCTGTCGGATGCAAATGAAACTACTGGCGTTCTGCCGATGGGTCGCGGTGGTACTGGCTCAGCGATGTCGCCGGTTGCGGGTGCGGTCGTTGTCAGTAATGGAACCAACTTTGATCTGACAACCGTGGGTTCGCCGGGGCAAGTTCTGGCATCTACCGGGGCTGGTATCCCAACTTGGCAGACGCTGACTGGTGCGGGTACGGTCACCAGCATTGACGTAAGCAGTACTGTTTCGGGCGTGGTGTTCACAGGCGGTCCAGTTACGGCTGCGGGTGTCATCACGATGTCCGGAACGCTTGCCATCAGCAATGGCGGCACAGGCGCGAGCACGGCATCGGGTGCTAGAACTAATTTGGGATTGGGTTCGATTTCAACCCAGAACGCCAATGATGTGTCGATTTCCGGCGGTAGCATATATGTTACTACTGTCGGAGCGGCAAGCGGCGCGGTTACCAACTTAACTGGTACCAATTTAGGTTTTACGAATGTAGATACATCGGACTTGTCGGCCACGGTTGGAACGATTCCAACGCTAACGGGCGATAGCTGGACGGTTACTAATTTCACCGCTACTAGCGCAACGATTAGCAACTTCACGTTTACGTCATCGACCGTTACGCATTTAACGGCGACAAATCTGACGGCTACAAGCGCGACGATTACGACGCTCACGAGTCCGAGCGCGGGTATCACGACGCTATCGGGAACATCGCTCGGTTATAGCAGCGGTAACGTCACAACGCTCACCAGCGGTTCTTTGACGGCGACTAATCTGACTGCGACTAGCGGTACAGTTACGACGCTGGCAGCGACTTCTGCTGTAGTGACGAACCTTGCTGTGACGAGCCTGACTGTTAGCAGCCTGTCTTTGGCTAATGCATCGTTCACCAGTGCAAGCATTACGACTCTTACCAGCACAAGCGCCGGGATTGCGACGGTATCGGGCACCTCACTGGCGTATGGCAGCGGTAATATTACGACACTGACTAGCGGATCTTTGACGGCTACGAATCTAACCGCAACGAGCGGAACGGTTACCACGCTGTTTTCAACTTCGGCTTCGGTCACTAATCTAGCCGTTACGAGTTTGACGGTTAGCAGTTTGTCGTTGACTAACGCTTCGTTTACGAGCGCAACGATTACTACGCTGACCTCAACTTCAGCCGCGATTACCACGGTATCGGGTACGGCGCTGGGGTACAGCAGCGGAAACATCACGGTTCTAACCAGTGGTTCTGCTACGCTGACCAACCTGACGGCTACGAGTGGTACAGTTACAACGCTAACTTCTGGTTCAGCCAGCATCACAAACTTGGCTGTTACAAGCCTGACTGTTAGCAGTCTGTCGCTCTCTAATGCGACCTTTACCAGCGCCACGATTACGACGCTGACCAGCACCTCGGCAGGTATTACGAATCTGTCCTTGGGGAGCTTGGTCATCAGCTCTAATACGCTGGTAGCAAACCTCAACGCCGATTTGCTCGACGGGCAGACCGGAAGTTATTATTTGGATCTGGCCAATGCCACGGGAACCCTTAGCGGGGGAGCTTACTAATGCCTACTATCCTGACGAAAAAGAGTGACACTCCGGGCGCAGTCCCGGCAACGGCTAACCTGACAAATGCGGCAGGAGGGGCTGAACTAGCTGTTAACACGGCAGACAAACGCCTGTTCTCCATCAATGGCAGCAGTGTTATCATTGAGGTAGGAACCAATCCGTCAAGCCTGACTTGCGCGGATGCATCGTTTACGGTTGCTCGGGTGGGCAGTCTCACGATTACGAGCTTGACGCTGACCAACGCAACAGTGACTTCAGCTACGGTCACGACGTTGACGGGTACAAGTGCCAACATCACGACTCTTTCAGGTACAAACCTGAGCTACGGTTCTGCCACGATCACCACCGGCAACCTCACGTTCTCCAGCACCGCCCAGCGCATTACGGGCGACATGAGCAATGCGACGGTTGCTAACCGGCTGGCGTTTCAGAACAGCGTTACGAATCAGCAAACATTAATTACGGTTTTGCCTAACGGATCAGCAACTACTTCCGGCGTTTCGTTTGAAGGCGACAGCGCCACGACAAACGGCACAACCTTCCAGATGATTAATAGTCCGGGCGGTGCTGGGGACGCTCGTTTTATTGCAGGCATTCGCGGCACCGGCTCCTACCTCCCGATGACCTTCTACACCGGAGGCAGCGAGAGGGTCAGGATAGATACGTCGGGCAACGTCGGTATTGGCACTAGCACGCTTGTTGGTGGCATTCGTTTAACCGTTTTGGGCGGTGGCACGCAGTTAAGCCCCGGCACGGCAGCGCAAGAAGGTTTGCGAATTCAGCGTGCCACGGGTTACGCGACCCTTACCGGCATTAACAACGACAACAACGCTTATAACGGATTGCAGTTATTCACCGGAGCAAGCGCGGCTGTCACCGTTGATACGTCGGGCAACGTCGGTATTGGGCGAGCGCCAAACTATCAACTTGACGTTTATCGCTCCGGTACGACAAACACAACGATCGCTGCTGCTAACGATAACATCGTCAACATTTTGCAAGTATCCGGCAACACGGCAGGCGTCGTCGGCACAATCACATCGCATCCGTTGATTTTTACGGCTGGCAACACCGAACGGATGCGCATTGACTCCTCCGGCAACGTCGGGATCGGCGGGACGGCCCCGGCTTATGTTAAATTTTATTTATCGGGAACGTATCCCACCAGCATCAATGTTACGCAAGTAGTGCGTGCTGACGGAACAATTCCAAGCGGTAGCACATCAAGCGCATCAATTTTTCAAAGCGTTCCAACAACGCAAGCCGCGTCATTTACGCTGCCTTCTTTATCTCACTTTAATGCTACGCAAACGAGTTTTGGCGCAGGATCAACCGTTACATCGCAATACGGCTTTGTTGCGGAATCCACCCTTACCGGCGCCACCAACAACTATGGCTTTTACTCCGCAATCGCCTCTGGCTCTAACCGCTGGAACTTCTATGCAGCGGGGACGGCGCAGAATTATTTTGCGGGGAATACGGGTGTTGGAACGACTACAATTGCAGGAAAGTTTAACGTAGGCGGCGGGCGGTCGTTTTTTGGCGCAAACAGCGAAACGTATTCAATAGCCGTTGGTTACACGCAAGCGCGGTGCAATAGCGGGCAAACTTATTACATTGGCGCTACCGATTCCGCTACCCCAGATTTGGTATTCAGCAACGCCGCTGGCACCGAGCGGATGCGTATTGCAGATAATGGCGAAGTTATCGTCGGAATAACCGACCAAGGCGCATACAACCTCCAATGCAACGGCACGGGCGTATGGGGCGCTGGTGCATACGTCAACGGTTCTGACGCACGACTGAAGGACGACATTACCACGCTCAACGATGGGCTAAATGTGGTGTCACAACTTCGCCCTGTCACGTTCAAATACAAGCCTGACTATTCCAAGGATCAAAACGTCCAGACCGGCTTTATCGCGCAAGAACTGCAAGCGGTATTGGCTGGCAAGGACTACGTTGACGGCATCGTGCAGGCTGGCCCGAATCACCTTAACGTCGCGTATCAGTCATTGATCCCGATTCTGGTGAAAGCAATTCAAGAACTGACAGCGCGTGTCGCTGAACTGGAGGCTAAATAAATGGCTACTTGGAAAATTGAAAACATAATCGTTAAGCCGCAAGACGGCTCGCACACCGACGTTGTCGTGACCGCTGCCTACCGCTGTTCTGCCAGCGATGGCGACAAGACGGCATCCAATTACGGCAGCATGGGCTTTGCCTCACCGGGTGATGACTTCGTGGCGTATCCCGACCTGACCGAAGCCGATGTGCTGGGCTGGGTGTGGGCGAACGGCGTGGACAAGGCCGAGGTTGAGGCAAACGTGGCGCGTGAGTTGGATATGCTCGTCAACCCGCCGACCGTCGCCAAGCCGTTGCCGTGGAGCGCAGAATGATTAAGTTGGAACTATCCGTTGAGGAAGTAAACGCCATCCTGCAAGTGCTGGGGCAACTTCCGACAAGCAGCGGTGCATGGCCGTTGCTTTTGAAGGTGAAGGAACAGGCCGAGTTGCAAGTGCCGAAGGTAGATGAGGATAAATAAATGAATGCTGTATGGAAAGTTCGGCAGATTGAATGCCTGTCAAACAACGGAATGCAAAACATTGTCGTAACGGTCTGCTTTGACATTGACGCAGACGAGGATGGGTTAAAGGGCTTTGTGCAGGGCGACGTTAAGTTGCTGCCCCCCGACGCTCAGAGTTTTACTCAGTTGGCCGATGTTACTGAAGATCAGGTCATTCAATGGACCAAAGATGCTCTCGGCGCTGATGGCGTAGCTCGTTTTGAGGGCATGGCCCAGCAGCAAATCGACAATCAAAAGACCCCGCAGCCGAAGACCGTTCCGCTTCCTTGGGTTCCGGTTCCCGAGCCGGAGCCAATTCCTGAAGTTGCAACTGATTCGGAGCCGTGAGGATGGAAATGCAGGTCTTGTTCAATATCGTGGTCGGTGTAGCCGCGTTCTTTGGTGGATGGTCGCTTAATCAGATCACCCGCAGCATTGAGCGTTTGGATAAGGACGTTCGCAATATGCCGTTGACGTATGTGACTCAAACA